TGGTATAATGATGCTTTAATGACATCTTTATTAGATATTAAATTGCCCATAGTAGAAAAAGAATCTAACTTAAAATTATTTCCTACATATTCTTTTTGGAGATATTATGTATTTGGTGGAATGTTAAAAAAACATTCTGATAGACCATCTTGTGAAATATCTGTTACTGCTTGTATAAAAAAAGAAGATAATTGGCCTATTGTAATTGAAGGTACATCATTTGAATTAGAAGAAGGTGACGCAATTTTATATGCAGGTTGTGATCAAAAACATTGGCGCCCTGGTGTATATAAAGGTGAAGGTATGGCTCAAGTATTCTTACATTATGTAAACAAAAAAGGTCCATTTACACATCATGCTTATGATAAATATAATAAAACTACAGGAAAAAAATCTTCAGAAGAAGATCAAAACATATTGAGAAAAAATGAAAAAAAAAATAAATAATATAGAAAACTTTATAGGTATATATGATAATTACATTTTACCTGAAGAATGTGACAAAGCTATAAAATTATTTGATGATCAACACAAATTTAAAAACACTTTAAACAGACAAGCTTTTGAAAGTGCTCCTACTTTAAATAAAAAAGATAATCAATTTTTTGCAAAAGAAAATAATATTGATATATGGTGGTCAGAGCTAAAACCTATGATGGCTAATTTTGATATTGCTTTTAGAAATTATTCGGAAACTACAGGAGCACAAGAAGCTTATTCGCAAGAATTTCATTATTCTGTTATGAAAATTCAAAAAACTTTACCTACAGAAGGATATCATGTTTGGCACATAGAACATAACCACGGATTTGATAATGAACCTCGTGCTTTTGCTTTTACTGTATATTTAAATGATGTTAAAGAAGGAGGAGAAACAGAGTTCTTACATTTTTCTAAAAGAGTAAAACCTAAAAAAGGTAGAATAGTTATATGGCCTGCAGCTTTTCCATATGTGCACAGAGGTAATCCACCTTTATCTGGTAAAAAATATATTCTAACTTCTTGGATGAAACTTAGACCTTAGATACTATGAAGAATAAGATGTAGGTCTTGGACCTTTTTCAGACTCTTCCCTTGGATCTTCATCCCAGTCTAATTGTAATTTTGATAAATGAGCTGCATCCCATCTAGAAGAAAATTGACTTATATCTCCTAAATTTGCATCTGCATAAGTTGTATGTTGAGTTTCGTCTCTATACTCTACTTCATCAGTAGGTGAAGATGTTCCGTATTGAATAGCCCAAATATTTGAAAATTTAGAATCAGCCCAAAAAGAATCATCAGATATAACATATCCAATACCTTGACTTGCTCCCTCTGCATGATTTTTAATTATGCATTTGTCTTCAAATACTATTGTCCAATTTCCTTGTGCTGCCATTTTATTTTTCCTATGTTTTTATAATATAAATTAATGTTAAGTAAGGTTGTAATACTGAATTAGATGATCCACTAAAGTTACTACTAGTTGAACTAGATGCATTACCACTACCACTAAAGTTTGCACTCATATTGTGAGAGTGTGATCCACCTGAACCTGCATTATTAGTGTTAGGAGTAGGACCATCAAAACCGCTTTGTTGTCCACCTATTTTAAAAGGGTTACTATCATTAGGAGGAGATGTTCTTGTAGGTATTCCATGTGAGTGAGAGGCTAACTGTGGAGTTGATAAAGTTGCATTACCTGTTGAACCTCCAACGTTACCTGAAACGTTAATGTTTGTATTTGTGTTACTAGACACGTTACCAGAGTTAGATACTGTATTAGCTCCTCCAGTAGATGCTAAAGCTTTGTTATTTGATTTACCTACAACAACTTCGTCTTGTAGATCTGGTACGTTAAAAGTACTTGATCCATTACCTGCTCCGTAAGTTGTACCTACAATTGCAAATAAAGCTGAATAAGTTGATCTTGAAACTGCTTGTCCATTACATTCTAAAAAACCTGTTGGCAGAGATGAATTTGTCCAAGGAACTACTGTTGCTGTTGGGATACCACCTACAAGAAGCGATCCCGCATTGATCATTTCTGTTCCGCCTGAATATAGTGCCATTATGAGTCTCCTTTTACCTTGGATAAATTAATTTTAAATTTTTCTCCAGATATATTATTAATCATAAATATATCATTTTTGCCTTCTTGTAAAGTCCAATTGCCTTTAGTTCCATCTACTATATTACCCTTTTCTTTGAACCTATTAGTAAGGTGTAAGTCACCTGTATATATGTCTCTAAAAACATTACTAGCTGCTCCTAAATCATATGTATCATTTGCACCAGGTAAGATATGCCCTGAAACTCTTAAAGCCCCTGTTGAACTAAGAGCTTCGTATATATCTGATCCATCAGTATATAATATTTTTTTACCTTTATCTGTTGTTCCCCAAGTAACACCTGATCCACCACTTGGTTTAAAAGTTACAGTAAAAGCTCCTGTGGTATTGTTTTCTACAATATAAGTTTTTTCAATAGTCTGTGGAATAGTAACATCTATATTTTGAGAAATAGTTCCTGTTAATTTTATTATTTGGTTTTTACCATTAGACAAAACACCATTAGAAAATGTTAGAGTTGCACCGCTAGTTGTGTTTACAGTAACAGCTTCATAACCACCGATTGCTTGTTCTAAAATAAGTAAATTAGTATTTGTAAATTGTCCCCAAGTCCCTGGATTTTCTCCAGTTGCTTGCACTGTTAATTTTAAACTTGTTGATGTAGTATTTGCCATAGTTTTATTTTATTGTATTTTTAATCAAAATCAAGCTACTTCTTGCCAACCAGGAGGGTTAATAGGAGCATTGCCCCTAGAAACTTCACTCCATAATGTAAATCTAGTATCAACCCCTTGAGTTATAGTCATAGGTATTCCTGTTAGTATTGCTAATGAATCTGGTGCTGATGCAGTTCCTTCTTGCATAGTCATCGCTTGACCAGTTAAATCTACCAAAGTATTAGCATCTAAAACAGCTGTACCAAGAGCTGCTGTCATAGCAATACCTGTTTCAGTGACGTTAGCATCTCCAGTAACTGTTGGAGCATTTTCTTGCATAGTCATCGCTTGACCAGTAACTGAAACATTTACATTAGCAAAAGCAACAGTGCTTCCTAAATTTATATTAAATCCAATTCCTGTTACATCTTCTGTTGTAACATCAGTAAACGCTTGAGCTGTTCCTAAAACTAATGGTGTTGCAAATCCTGTTTCAATAACGTTAGCATCTCCAGTAACACTTGGAGCGTTTTCTTGCATTGTTAATGAGAATCCTGTTAAAGCAACAAGACCATCTGCTGTAATCTCTGTAACATTACCAAGTGACATAGGAAGAGGGAATGTCCCTACGATTCCACCAACTGTAGCTTCAACTTGTACGTTTACTCCATCAATAGTATTAGGGCTGAGTGTAGCAAAAGGTGCTTCACCAAATGCATTTAATGTATCTTGTTCAGGTGTTATGTTTGCAACAGTTAAATCAAAACCTGTTACAGGAACATCAGAGTTACCAATTGATTCAGTTGTAGTTCCTAAAGTATTAGTTAAAGCTTGTCCTGTTACATCTACAAAAGCCCCTGCGTCAGCATCAAGAGTACCTGTTGCACCAACCATTGGTTGACCTGATACAGATACGTTAGCGTTTCCTTTAATTACACTAAGTGAATTTTCTTGTGCGGTTAATGCAATACCAGATGGATATGCAATTACGCTTGAAGCGTCAGCACTAAAAGGTGCCTCTGAATATGCGGTAACTCCCAAAGCCATGGAATTACATCTCTTCTAGTTTAAATCTGTATTTTTTACCTGATTTGTTATTTAAAATAAATAAACTTTCTGCACCCTCTTGAATAGTCCAATTACCTTTTGTGCCATCAACAGCGTTACCTTCTTCTTTTGCTTCGTTAGTTAAGTGTAAGTCTCCAGTGTATATGTCTCTCCACACATTACCTGATGCACCTAAATCATAAGTGTCATTTGCACCAGGTACAATATTTCCTGAAACAGTAGCGGCACCAGTAACAGTTAAAGTAGAACCATCAAAAGTTAAATTAGCTTCACCATTTAAACTATCTGCATCAGAATAAGTTGCTATTCTATTATTTGCTCCATTTGCAGTAGAAGTAATTGCTGCTGCTGCAATAGTTTGAAAGGATGGCACTGCTCCAGCTCCTGCTGAAGTTAAAACTTGTCCTGAGCTTCCTGTTGCTACTGCTGCTGGGTTTCCAGATGTGTCATAAGTAATTAAGTTACCATCTGTTCCTGAAGCCATTTTAGCTAAAGTAATTGCATCATCTGCTACTTTAGCAGTCGTAACATTTGCATCTACAATAGAAGCCGTTACTACAGCATCTGATGCAAGTTGATCTGCACCAACAGCATCGTCTGCAATCTTAGCTTGAGTTACTGCATCGTTTTGAATTTCTGCTGTAGCTACTCCTAGATCTTTAATTGTTATTGCACCAGAACTAGCTGCAAAGTTGTCTGAGCTAAATGAGGCAGCTCCTTTGGCAGACGTAGAAGCATCTGCTAAATTAATAGTAACATCTCCTGAAGATCCACCGCCTGATAAATTTGTACCTGCTGTAACAGCAGTAATATCTCCAACTGTAGGTGTTTGAAAAGATGGTTGTGCTCCAGCCCCTGCACTTGTTAAAACTTGTCCTGAAGTTCCTGTTGCTATTGCTACAGGATTACCTGAAGCGTCATATGAAATAATATTTCCGTCTGTGCCTGATGCCATTTTAGCTAATGTCACTGCATTGTCTGCTATTTTGGCTTCTGTAACATTTACATCTACAATAGAGGCTGTTACTACAGCGTCTGATGCAAGTTGATCTGCACCAACAGCATCATCTGCAATTTTAGCTTGAGTTACTGCATCGTTTTGAATTTCTGCTGTGGCTACTCCTAAATCTTTAATTGTTATTGCTCCAGAACTAGCAGCAAAGTTATCTGAACTAAATGATGCTGCTCCTTTAGCAGATGTAGAAGCATCAGCTAGATTTATTGTAACATCCCC